GGTTGCAAATATATTTTTATAATTAGTAGTATCAAGATCATCAAACAATGTTCTTTTAACAATATCTGTTGCAACTGATTGTTTAGATACACCATTGTGGACAATTAAATCTCCTTCAACTACTACAAAGTGTCTGCCATCAAACTCTACTGCACAGTTTCTTGATAATATGCCTGTATCGTTAAATAACTTTTGAAAACTAAATACAAGGTTTCCACCTATATAATTCATTAACCATGTGCTTCTTTCTTTGTAAATTACAAATGATTTATTAAGCTGAAACCCATCAACAATAAAATCTCCTTCATCACCAATAGTATTTGTACCTGCATCATTGGTTGCACCCGCTACCCATGTAGTCGGAATAGTAGTAGAAGTATCAGACCATCGTACTTTATTTTGTAAATCTGTGCCTGATTCTGTCATATTTAAAGCAATTAAATAATTACCATAAGGTCTTATAGATTTACAAGTTGTACTTGCTGGCCAGTTAGTTAAATCAATAAACTTAGAACTTGATGTATCATAAAGCTGTGGATCATCAACCCCATTACAAAGTATAGGATTGCCATTAAAAATTGAACCAACCCAATTACCTACTCCTGTAAGATTAGTTGAATAATCTCCACCTGATGTTCTAGTTACATCTACATTGTTAGTTCCATCAGTTCTATATATTTTTGCAGTACCACCATAAAACCAATAATTCGTTGAACCTGTTAAATTAATTAAAAAATAAGGTGCAACTGATGGTGCTGTGAATACACTATCATGCCCTAATATTTTTTTAGCTGCATTATCTTCAAATCTAGTGTTTTCTGTATGAGAAAAAAACTCATTTGGTAGTGCTGTTGGATTGACATCTTTAATCATTCCTTGTGGTGCACCAACTTGAAATACTGCCATTATGCTGTCCTTCTCCACATATATACAACAATGTATGGTTGTACGTTATTGTGCGCACCCCCACCACCTGTAGATTCTGTGTTTTGAGAACCTAAAGTCGTTGATGAAGCATCTCCTCCAACACCACCATCAGGAGAACCTGTTTCAACGAAAGTAACAATATTGTGAGTATGTGATGGTATTTCAGATGTAGTTAATGTATGAGTTTTAGAACCACCTGTTTCTTGTGCTGTATCAAAATCACTATCACCTGAATCAATACCAACCATAACTCTACCAGCACCAAATGCTGCCCATGTACCAAAACCTAGTAATGTTGCAGGGTTAGTAGATACTGCTGCATTTATATAAATAGATCCTACAGGATATACAGCTTGTATAGTTGTAGCTGTGTTTGAACCGATAGTAATTGTACCACTACAGGTTAAATTTCTAACTCCTGTGATATCTACATTGGCATCTGCTGTAACTGCTTTTGATGCTTGTGCTGTACCAAGTGTCGAGATGTCTAAATAATTTAATTCTGTAGTGTTTGCTGTAACACCATCAAGTAAATTTAATTCTGTGTGTGTTGAAGTAATAGCTCCTGATATGTTAGGAAATGTTGCTTTTACTGTTGATTTAACAAGTCTTATATGATCATCACCCTCATTAACAGGATCACCTGCTGCTGGGTTTGAGCTGTTAAGACTGTCTATATATGTTCCTGTTTCTAATCCCATTTATTTCTCCTAACTTTTAGGGTTGTTATCTTTTACTGCTTTTACATGTAAATACCATGCACTTGTTTTTGCTGTGTCGCCAAACTTTCCAGCATCAATATCTTTATATAACATATCAAGTTGTTCTGAAATTTGACCATAAATTGTTTTAGTATTTTCACCAGTAGATTCGTCAAAAAATCCTGATGTTCTATCTACTTTGTATCTGACTGTTGCTTTAGCATTTTGATATGATGTTCTAGCATTAGCTGATTCAGTAGATTCATCTTGTAATGTTATCGAACCATTGTTATCTATAATATCTTTTGCCATTATGACCTCTTAATTCCATAAATTGTTAAATTAACTTTCGCTGCACCACTGCCACCTGTAAAGTTCAATTTGAAACCATTACAAGTATTTGCAGCAGTATTATCATAATGCCCTGAACCTTGTGCAACCCTGTGATAGTTATTACTGTCTTTACCACCAAATTGCCATTGTACAGATGGTCTTACATTACCTTCGCCATCTGATGAGTCTGAATCCCAATTACCACCATTTCCATTATGAAAATACATATAACCTGAAACTGGGGTGTTATCACCAGCTTTACTGTCATCAAATAATTGTAATGTAGCTGCATTGTTACCTGTTAAAATTCTATCCGTCCCATTACTGTCTTTCCCATAAGCAGCATATCTATATGCAGCATCAGGTAAATCTGAACCATCGTCTAAAAATTCTAAAGTTATATCACCTGTGCCATTCTGTGAAATAGCATGAACTAAGACTAAATAATTATCATAACTTGAATCAAAACCTGTAAATGAATAACTTGAAAAATAGCTTGTGTTATCATAATTATTTACTGCACTAATAACTGCTAGTCCACCACCACCACCACCTGAAACTGCTGCAAATTTTAATCCTGTAGCTGTAGAACTATCAGCAGTTAAAACTTGGTCGTTACTTCCAACAGCAAGTGCAGATGGGTTTCCTGAACCATCGCCAACTAAAATACTACCTTTAGTTGATAAATCTACTGCCGAAATAGCACTAGTACCATTACCGATTAATACACCATTTGCTGTAAGTGAAGTAGCTCCTGTACCACCACTACCTACTGCAAGAGTTGCTGATAATCCAGCAGCTGTACCTGATGTATTTTGGTTTCCAGCACTATTAACTCCAGGTAAATCTATGTTAGCAGTTCCATTGAAACTAACACCACCTATGTTTCGTGCAGTCTCTAAAGCAGTAGCTGTAGCTGCATTTCCAGTACATGAACCTGAACTACCTGATGTATTTCCTGTTACATTTCCAGTTATATTTCCTGCAAATGTTCCTGATAAAACATCTGTATTAGAGTTAAAAGTTAAACCACTTGCAGTTTTAGGGCCTAGATCACCTGTAGCTGCTGTTACAAATAACGGAAAACATGAAGTATCGGTTGATTCATCTGCAACTGTAATTGCTGTAGGAGTTGGAATAGATACTGCTGCCCATTTCATACCTGTAGCTTCTGAGCTATCTGCTGTTAATACATGAGTATTAGTACCTATAGATAATGCTGATGGATTACCACTTCCATCACCTGCAATCAAATGTCCTTTGGTAGACATATCAACAGCACTTATTGCTGATGAGCCATTACCTACTAAAATTCCATTTGCAGTTAAACTTGTTGCACCTGTACCGCCACTTCCTACAGCTAGGGTTGCAGAAAGACCTGCTGCTGTTCCACTTGTATTTTGATTACCTGCTGAGTTTACACCAGGCAGATCAATATTACCTGTGCCATCAAAAGATACACCACCAATATTTCTTGCAGTTGCTAATGCTGTTGCAGTTGCTGCATTACCTGTAGTTGATCCTGATGTGCCACTTACATTTCCTGTAACATTTCCTGTAATGTTTCCTGAAAAAGTACCTGACAATACATCTGTGTTTGCATTAAAAGTTAATCCTGATGCTGTCTTTGGCCCTAAGTCGCCAGTCGCTGCCGTTGTAAACAAGGGGAAACAAGTAGTGTCTGACGACTCATCTGCGACAGTAATTGCAGTTGGTACATAACTTGATGATGCTTTACCATCTAATTGTGATTGAATGGAAGATGATACACCATCTAAATATCCTATTTCTGTAGACGTTACTGCTGAAACACTTACATCTCCACTACCATCAGAAACTAATGCTCTTGATGCAGTTAAATTTTCCATTTTAGAAAATGCTATTGCTGCACTAGTGTTTACATCTGCATTAACAATAACTCCTGTACCGATAGCTGCTGTGCCTGTAGTGCCTATAGATATATCCCCTGAAATAACAACAGGGTTAAAATTAGTTCCATCAGCTATTAATGCAGCACCACTAGTATTGGTAGCCATAAATAAATCATCGCCTGAAATCGTTACATCGCCACTAAATGTAGCATTTCCTGATACAGTTAATGCACCTGATGATGTAATGCTTGTAGCAGTTAAATCAGGCATATTAGCTGCTATATTAGCTAGTGTTACTTTTAAGTTAGAACTAGACTGAACAATAGGGAATACTGCACTACTTAATGGTGTCGTGGTTGCTGTAAAATCTGTTATCTTTTTAGTTGCCATTTATTGTATTGTCCAAGTCGTTGTTGAAGGTTCAGATACATCTTGCCAGTTACCAGGTGCTATATCTGTTTTATCTTCTTGTTGTATTAATTCACTATCTTCGGTTGCTATTAAAAACAAGTTATCTTCTGTTTCGATATAACCTTGTGCTGTTTCAGGTACAGTAGTCCAAGAGGTACTGCTTGTGCTTACAGTTGTCCATGTAGTCATTAGTAAGCTCCATAGTCAATTCTTGTGGTTGGCGCTACTCCTGAATGTCGATCTCTTTCGTTAGATCTTATAATATCATCTTTGGCCCTATCATATAAACTGGACCAAGTTTGTAATCTTTTATCGTTGTATAAATAAGGTTCTGCTTCAACTAATGCACCATAAAGATAGGCATCAGGGTGATAAGTAAGCATATCATTGGTTGTATTAGAATCTGATAAAGCTGTAAAGTATTTAAAATACAACATTTCTATTTCATAAACTCCATCAGGTATTGGTCTTAATTGAAAGTTATTACCAATAATAGAATATGCTTTTGGTTTACCTGTAGTGCTACCACCTCTAACTCTATCCATTTGTTCAGGTGTCATATACTCTAATGCTGTTTTAGGATCAGTATTGAGCTGTATATTCCTCATAGCTATAAAATTATCAGGTAAAGAATAATATTCGGTATCTGCAATCGTACTTGCAGTTACTCTTGTTTCCATTCTTCTAATCTTAAAATCCCTTCTATGTCTTGCTTCTGCAAGTGCAATAAATTCAGGTATTCTGTCATCTAAGTCAGTTCTATCTAACCAATTAGATATTGCTGTTTTCAATTCTGCATAAGTTGTAATTGCCATTTATTTACCTTTTATATAATCTTTTCTTTTGTGTATCACTAATTGTTTTTTTAGGTTTTTTAAGTTTTTGATCTTGTTCAATAAATCTAAGAATACTTATTGGTGCTAAAGCAGACCTACCTAATGAACCAAAAGGTATTACCATACCTTGATTGAATAAATCATCGATACTAGATACGTTTCTATTTTTTTTTGAATATTTTTTTTCTTTTTTAAATTTAAAAGCCATTATATCCTTCTATTAGTTGTTTTTAAGTACTTATATTCAGGACTATTTATTAATTTTCTAACCCCTTCTTTGTGATTAGGATTAAACAAATCAACCCCATACTTATTCTT